TGGCAATGCCAGGCCTAAAACAGCCCGGTCAAAAGGCTCTATTTGTTGCGTCTTCAAGCACATTCTTTTCTTGTCGTGGGCCGGCTTGGGGTAATGTTCCCCCGCCACTTTCACCAGCGGCCAGACGCAACAACTCTTTAGCGCCAGCGTAACCTGCACCGGCGCCGGTTACTGTGCCCAATGGGCCTGCACCAGATCCAACAATTGCACCGCCAGCACTCATTAGGCCAGCAGAACGTGAAGCACTTGCCTGTGCGTTAGCTGACTGCGCTCCAAGGACATCCCTGCGATATGCCGCTGCAAGGTTTGCACCTGTGTCTGGGTTGATCATCTGTGGAGTGGAACTTCCAAGCATTCCCATGCCTGCGTTCATGAACTGTTGACCTGCACTGTATGACGTTGGGGTGCCACCAAGAAGGCTCAGAGCGGGTGAATAGAACTGCTGTGATGTTCCGTATGCCTGACCGATTCGTCCTGCTGCTTCTTGACGCTTTTGGCTGAGGATGTTCTCCCTGCCCATAGCTTCACCAACGATGCCAAGGTTGCCACCAAGTCGTCCAGCGGCCCCATATGACTCTCTAGCACCCTGCTCTGCAGTTCTACGCTCTTGAGGGGACAAACCCTGAGACGATGCATATGCCTGTTCTGCTTGTAGGTTCTGAAGCTCCATCATCCGCTGGGACTCTGGACTAATTGCACCAAGGAGTCCTCTCACCTGTCCAGCCTGTTCACCCATACCAGCAAACTCAGCACCTCTTGCAGCCTGTAGTTGTTGCTGTGCGGTAGCCGTAGCAGTGCCTTGAAGTGCCTGTAGCCCCTGTTGGTATTGACCAATGTCAGCAAGATTTAATGCTCCAAACTGTGGACGATACTGCTGCTCAAGACCCATAACGCTTGGCAATGCCTGACCGTATCCACCAACATAGTTGGAGATGTCGCTCCCCATGCTTTGTGCTGTCATTGGTGCTGGAGTTGGTGCTTTCGCTTTTTTTCCCATATTATTAGTCTTTCATGTAAGATGGAATCATTTGGTCTGCCCAAACAACTCGTTGTGAGATATTTTCAATTGTGCAATCTAATTTTGGACAATGAACAAATTTTGGTGCTGATGATCTTCGATCAATACACGCAGTACAAGCGTGAACGTAGTCACAATTATAAGTTCGGTCAAGTTTTTCAGACCATTTGCCATTTACCTTCTCGTATCTGCTTGTCTGAATAGGGACATCGTTGTCTTCACAGTATTGAAAAACATCGTCATGCGTCCAGTCCTTCATTGGAAAGAATACAGAGCATTCATTGGGGATGGTTCTTGCGTCAATCCTAGTTCCAGCATCACCACCATAAATAGGATCACTATCACATAGCTTGTGACCAAACAACATTCCGTCCCACCCAGATGCTATCCCGTAACTCTTAGGGCGATTGTAAATATCCATTCCGCAAACCCAAGGCTTTCCTTCTTCCATTGGAGTGATCCCAGTTGGACAGGTCACCTTAGTTTGGTCGAACACATACATATTCTGAACTTCAAACTCATCGTCCGTTTGTTGAAAGTTGCTCAACGTAGGCGGCCACGAGTAAACTTCAAGCCCCCAATCCTCAACGATTTTGTTTTGAAACGAATATTTGGATGGTTGCCATTGTTCTGTAAAAAAGAAAACTGGTATTTTTGCACCAACCTTATTGAAGACCAAGTCTAACAATGCCATGCTATCCTTCCCTCCGCTCCATGCAAGTACGGGTCGCTTTGAGAATTTCAAGCAAGTCTCGATATTCTTTATTGCGCTGTTGATTTTTTCGATCATCAGATAGCAAATGCTGTGATTCCCGCACCGACAATTGCACCACCAGCACTCATCATGCCAGCACTTCTTGAGGCGTTCGCCTGTGCCTGTGCCGATTGCGCTCCAAGAACATCTCGACGATATGCGGCAGCAAGGTTTGCACCAGTGTCTGGGTTAATCATCTGTGGAGTCGATTGGCCTAGCATACCCATCCCTGCATTCATGAATTGCTGACCCGCGCCGTATGACGTTGGAGTGCCTCCCAGAAGGCTCAGGGCTGGCGAATAGAACTGTTGTGACGTTCCGTATGCCTGACCGATGCGTCCAGCCGCCTCTTGCCGTTTCTGGGCCAATACACCCTCCCTGCCCATAGCCTCACCAACAATGCCAAGATTTCCACCGAGTCTTCCAGCAGCACCGTAGGACTCACGCGCAGTCTGAGTTGCAGATCTTTGCTCTTGGGGGGATAGTCCTTGCGACGATGCGTATGCTTGTTCCGCTTGCAGGTTCTGAAGCTCCATCATCCGCTGTGACTCTGGGCTAATTGCACCCAGAAGACCTCTGACCTGTCCAGCCTGACCAGTCATGCCAGCAAACTCAGCACCTCTAGCAGCACCAAGTTGTTCTTGAGCAGTGGCAGTAGCACCACCCTGTAGTGCTTGGAGTCCTTGTTGGTACTGACCAATGTCAGCGAGATTCAACGCTCCAAATTCAGGACGATACTGTTGCTCAAGACCAATTACGCTTGGCAATGCTTGCCCGTATCCAGTCACATACTTGGAAATGTCTTTTCCGATGTCTGGCTCCTTTGGCGTTGGTACTTTGGTTGATCCTCCCATAATGTTATTTTAGTTTTTTGTGAAATTGCGAGTAAGAATAGAATCTCGTATGATTTGAATTTTTAAACTGTCTCTTAAATGCGATGAAGTCAAATCGGTCTTGGAATACCTCCATTGCGTGTTTCATATCACCCGCCAGCATCGAGATAAAGATGCAGTTTGCATTGTCAATTGGCACTGGAATCTCTGGGTTTTCGGAATCGCATGGAATGGCAAACATGAATGTCTTGTCGTCTGAAAATACGATTCCATTCAGCAAATGGCATTCTAGTTCATAATTAAAATCAATAGAATTTTCTTTATAAACTGACAATACTGAATGAACCGGATTCACGGAGTTAGCTCAGTAAGGGTCAGCGTACTAATTGTTCTGTAGGAATAATCAGCAATATCCGTGTCATTAAACGATCTGTTGATGTAACCAAGATTAGCACTATACATTCTAGCTTGTATTTTGTAAGTTACTGTAGATGAAGATCCGGGAGCTGTATCAATAAAATCAATAACATCAGGAACATTTGACCATCCTCCGGCATAACCTGCGTTTGATGTTACTCTTGTGCGAGATCCAAAAGCGTCACCAATACCAATTACTGTTGTGTCACGCATGATTCTTAATGCCACTCCATGCTCACTGGTGTTGGATGATGTTTGAATTACAGCTTGAATTCTTACTTTGCCTGATGCGCTAACCACCGCCCTTGTTAGTGTCAAAGATAACCCAAGTAAATCCACCCAAGACGTGGTATCAGTATCAATTATTTGAACATCAGTTTTTGTTGTTGCTCTAATCTGAATTGGAAAGTTAGACGGCAAGTTAGGGACAATAGCACCAATGGCAATCTTATCACTAGTAACCGCATCGTCGGCAATTTTAATTGTAGTAACCGCATCGTCGGCAATTTTAATTGTAATTACGTTTAGATCTCTAATTTTATCTGTTGTGACCGAATTGGTGGCCAATTCATTTGACGTAATGCCCTGAGAGCGCACTTTGAGCTTGCCAGACGAAACTTCCAGTGTTGTTCCGAAGATTGCATCGCCAGTAATTGTCGTTTGATCGATGATGTTATTCATCTTCGTGCTAGTGATCGTGTCAGTAGCCGTAAATGTGTAAGTTGTGTCAACTGCGCCCATATTTTTACTTTTGTGAAATTATTTGTCTGTTTGTCACTGACCCAGCGATCTTTACTGAGTTAATCTTAGGAGATCCGATTGTTCGTGTCAAGATAAGAGTTCCAGTATACCCCCTGATGCCTGCCAGCCTGCATCTGGTACTATCTTGGCTTACACCCTGTAATGTCTCAATTCCGCTCAGTGGGTGGACTGGACGAGCCGATCAGCGAGGACGTTGACCGTGGGTTCTTTGCCGTCAATCAAAGGCTTCAATTGAATCAACTCCAAGAGGGTGAGGTTCGGGAGTCGTTGAATGGTCGCATGGAGGGCTACTGGAAGCCCCGCAAGGGTGTGGTGGAGAAGACTGCGGCCCTGACCACTGGTCAGACTCCATTGCAGTTACCATTCTACTTGATCGATGCCACCAAGACTATTTCCAATGTTACCATTCCTGCCACTGGGACTGTGCGTATCACGGTAACGGCCCACGGGTTTGCTGCTGGAAGTTCTGGGTGGGCTACGATTGCTGGACTAGACGCTTCATTTAATGGCAGCTATGAGCTAACCTATTTTGATGCCAATTCGCTAGACTACACGATTGCTGGGGTGACTACGGCCCCCACGGACGTTTCTGGCACACTGTCCCAGATGGTGATCAATGACGTTGCCAATGCTAACGTGAGGGCTTCCTGTCTATTCAGTGATCCAAACACGAACAACAAGGAGTTCATCATCGTCGCTATGGATACCGTGGCTAAGAAGATCGATCTGGCTACCCTTGCAATCACGGACATTCCCTACCCATCGGGTCAGGCTATTGGTGTGGATGGAGAAATGATCCAGCTATTCGACAAGGTAATGTTGTTCCGTGATGGTCAGCAGGCACTTGAGTGGTATCCAAACGGAAGACCTATTTTATCAGCATCCCAAGCTGGAACTACCACCGTGACTATCTCAGTGCGCGAGCATGGACTGTTAGTTGGCACGAGCATTACGATTGCTGGCCTGACTGGTGGAACTCCTGCCAATGGGACGTTTGCAGTTGCATCCGTGGTTGATCCCGACACTTTCACCTATGTGTTTACCACTAGCCAGACGGTTACCTTTGGAACTGCTGTAGCTACTGCCACTGACGGATTCACGCTTTCTCCGGGCGGTGCTTATACCCAGCCTCAAACGTTTAACATCACTGCAAAAGACGTAGACGTTGTAAGCGGACTTGTGACGGCAACAGTAATCGGAAACGTCACCATTAAAATTGGAGATATTATTGTTATTCGTCAGACTGCAACTGCTGACTTCGCTGAAATGCTTGGGAAAGAATACCAAGTGACTGAGGCAACAACTACCACTATTAAGTGGTATGCGCCTGTAGGCAATTACAACACGTCAAGTTCGGACATATTTGAATTTGGTGGTAGATTCAGCGTTGGTGGTGGATTCATGCACCAACCAGCAGCACCTTGGGGTATCCATTTCCAGAGACGACTGTGGGTTCCATATTACTACGACCAGTCAGGCACATTCGATGTTCCTACCTATACCAGTCGAAAGATTGCTGACGAGATCGCTGTCTCAGACATTCTCGATACGACCACCTTTGACCAGATTGAAAACCAATTCCGCATCAGCGGTGGCACAGCAGACTATGTCGTTGGTATGCACGGGTTCTACGATGACGCACTGGTTGTTCTAAACAGAAACAGCCTCCACCTTGTAAAAGGTACGCTAGGAAGCCTGCTTGATTGCACAGTTAAGGAACTCACGTCCGAAATTGGATGCCTTGCGCGAAAGTCAGTGGTAATGCGTGGTAACACAATGATGTTCCTGTCGGACGATGGCGTGTATTCACTGCAATTCCTTGACGAATATAACCTTCGCGGGTCTGAGGAGCCAATTTCTAAGAATATCCAGCCCTACATTGATCGAATCAACAAGAACTTTGCCGCAGAAGCAGTTGGAATCCTGTTTGATAACAGGTACTACCTTGCTGTGGCACTTGATTCAGCGGTCGGAGCTAATGATGCCCGTGGGAACAACTCGGTTCTAGTGTACAACTTCAAGAATCAAGGATGGGAGTCGTTGGATACCTATGGTGATACTCGATTCCTAATTAAAAACCTAATTACTGGTGGTGCAGGTGTTAGAAATGACCTATACGCTGTCACCAGTAACGGAGGATTGCACCAGATTGATGCCACTGAAAGCTCTGTAGATCGACTTAACGTGTCCAACGTGGGTGGGGGGCTTACTACCCCGACAATCAATGCCTCACTCACCACCCGTGGGTACGATCTGAAGACGATGGAGCGCAAAAGGTTTACCGATGCTCAGATTCTCATGCAGAACCTTGCTGGCGCTACTGGTGAATATTCGATTTCATTTGCAGCAGAAGATCCTGACAATGCATCTGAGATTGGGACTACCACACAGTTTCTAGGAGGGGAAATATTGTCCCCTAGTTCACCAAATGAAGCTGAAACAGCAAGCATTAGATGTAGGTTGGCAGGTATCAGGGGGTATACTGGAACTCTCATCTTGACACGGACTATTGGATCTCCTAAGATCAACTCAGTAAAGGTCGCTGGATCAGTGACAAACAGACAAATAATTTCACAAAAGTAAAAACATGGGCGCAGTTAACACCACTTACACATTTACAGCTACTGATACGATCACTAGCACAAAGATGAATGATATCATCGACCAGACCACGTTTACAAATGACGCTGTGTTTGATACGACTCTTGCTGTTGCGTCTGGTAAGCTAAAGGTTAATGCTCAAGGTATTACTTCTAACGAACTTGCGTCTAATGCGGTAACCACAGTGAAAATTGCGGATTCTAACGTGACCACAGTGAAAATTGCGGATTCTAACGTGACCACAGTGAAAATTGCGGATTCTAACGTGACCACAGTGAAAATTGCCGACGATGCGGTTACTAGTGATAAGATTGCACTTGGTGCTATTATTCCAAACTTGCCTTCTAATTTTCCAATTCAAATTGTTGGAGCGACAAAATCAGGTATCCAGACAATAACTGGATCTGTTTCAACTTGGGTGGATGTTTCTGGATTATCTATTACACTTACCAGATCAGTGCCGAGCGCGTCAGGAAAAATTAGAATTCAAGCGACATTGCCATCGACATCAAATAATGCTCAACACGCAATTGCATATCGCATCATGCGTGATTCTTCAACTGTTATTGGTGTTGGAGATGCAGAAGGCTCTGGGCTAGGAACCACTGCTACAGGAATAATCGACCATGTGTAACGAGTAACCTTTACGACTCCTCCACAAGGGTCTCCAAATAATCCGTTATCCAAAGACACGGTTACAGAAGTCTGGCCAACCATTAATTCAGACAAAGTATTGGAAACATCTGCTCCACAGTTATTGTCTGTAGGTGACCCGTACCAAGCTCTGACTGAATAGAACTCCCAGCCTTCGGGCGCAGTGATGGTGACTGTCTCACCCTCGTAGTTCTGCTGAGCCCACCAAGGAGGCGTGGCATCTTCTACAGCCTGCTCTAATCCTGGAAGAGCAGCAATAGCAGCGTCTAGACGTGCCTGAGCAGCGTTAAGGGTACTCAAGGCATCTTCTTTTGCAACTGTCTCTGCTTGTCCATATTCCGTCCATGCAGGGGTAGTTGATTGGGTATCTACGAGAACTTTTACGTTGTCTACAGCTGGACCATAGTTACCGTTCCAATAACCACCGTCAGAAAGACGGAAACCTACATCCCAGCGAACAGCGTCAGCAGGAAGTGTATAAGTCTGT